TCAATAGCAAAGAGAGAACGCCAAGCCATGTTATATAGTAGGTTCATATTTTTTTATTGTTTCTAAATTACATACCGGGATAAAGTAATATTCTTTCTCGTCATATGTTTGATTAATTCGAGAATAATTCTTCTTCTCAAAGGTTTCAAAGAGAGAAGGTTCGTATTTAATACAGCAAAGTTCATCCGTGAAATTAAAGAGAAAATATAAATCTTTTTCATCTACTTTCACTACCTTATTACAGGTCATCAATGTAGTAGGATACGCACACTTTTTATTCTTTCTAGATTTCAATTCAAATATCGAATTCTCATTATAGAAATCATATTTTCCCCATCTCTCGTTATTTCTGGATAAAGTATTTCCAAAATGTTGCTGTAATATTGGTAAGATAGTTGCTTCTTGTTGAACGCCGTAAATATAATCTTTTTGAAAATGAACCATTTAGATTTCTCTAAAGTATATTTAGATTTTATTTTTGGGGTTTAACGATATTTTTTTCTTTGGATATAATAAATGAGTGAAATTAACATGGATGAAGTTCTTACAAGAATGAGAACAAATATTACGGATTTAGATTTAGAGAGATATTTTCCGGAAACGAACCATTACAAGAATAATGTGATTAAATATAGTGAATTAGCTAATTATAATTCTATTGAAGAACTTCTCCCAAAAGATAGGTCTTACAAGATTATTTTGATTGAAGAAAATTATAATTCCGGTCATTGGACTTGTATTTTACGATATGGTGATACTATTGAATGGTTCGATAGCTACGGAATAGATGTGGATTGTGAATTGAAATTTATTAACGCTGTGAAAAGGCGATTGTTGGGAGAAGGTAGAACTATTTTGAGAGACCTTTTGAAGAAAACCAAAGGAAAGAAGATTGTTTATAATCATTATAAATTCCAGAAACTTTGTAATAAATCGGCTACTTGTGGTCGGTGGGTAATCCTTCGAATATTAATGATGAAGAATTTCTTTTACGATTTAGAAGAATTCCAAAAATTCATTAAGAAATATAAAAAGGAAATTGGATTGGGAGCCGATGAATTAGTTGCCTATTGGATTAATTAATTTTTAATATATTGGTCTTTCATCATCTCGACACTTGTCCCCATTTCCTTTGTATCTTCTTTCATTTCCTCCATTACATTTTTGTATTTATCTGTAAGGAAAATATGACGTAGCATACTACATCCTATTTTCTTATTGAATACTTTATATAATAGTCTCGTCATATCGTTATTCTTGGTATATGGTTGTCCTTCGAAATTCACTAATAGTTGTACGGGTGTTTTCGATTTCTTGAACGTTGGATGATATTTTAGATATATATCTAATATTTCTCTCAATTCCGGAATTATTTTTATTTCTTGAGAATGATATTTCTTTTCTGTCTTGAAATTATTAAAGATAAATCTATTTCCGGCTAAATCTAAAATATTATCTTTGGCTGGTTCTGTTCCTTCTACCGGTGCCGTGTATTTTCTCATTACTAACATGTCTTGATAATCTTTGTTTCGTCTTGGTCTTTGTAAGCAATAGAGAGAAAGAATAACTAATTTCTGTAATTCATTGAATTGTTCCTCATTGATTTTTTTTCCTAAAGATGGAATTACTTTTTTCAATTCATTCCATCTCTCTAAAACTTCTTCTTGAGAAATCCAATTCTTTTCTTCTTTATCCGTTTTCTCATTATTGACCTTTAGATTTTTATTCATATCATCTAAAACAGAATAATATTTATCGTATAATTTTTTATACTTCTTTGGTTCTCTCGACGAGAGAACTTTTAAGAGAGAAACAATAGAAATAATATATGTTCTTTGAGTATTTGGTTTATATTTTTTCAATTTCTCTAAAATCTCATTTTCATTCTTTAGGAAGTTAAAGTTTTTGATTTCTCCCCCATTTAATCTAATTAAGTTTTTCAAATATAGATTTTTCGAACTATCGGTTATATTTTTGTCGGTAAATATATCGTTCATGTTTTATTATATTATATTATAAGATAAAAATATCTTCTATTTATATATAAATGAGTAATAGCACTAATCAACTTAATCAAAGAATATCGAATTTATACGGATTAATGGGTAGTGGTGGTGGTGGTGGTAGCCAGAATTTAGACCAAGTTTTAGCAATTGGTGATACTGCGACGAATGATATTATTCTCAATAATTTACCTAGTGGAACAAATACTATTAAGCTATTACCAAATTTTAGTTTTACTAATCCACACATTGAATTAACCGATGGGATTGTTGGTGGAATTACCAATACTATAAATAAAAATGGATATACTACTCGTAATAGTGATAGTCAAACTGGTATTCATTTTTTGAATTTTGTAGATTTATCTAATAATAGTGTGGGTGCTATTCAAAAAACAAAAAATATTACTTGTTATCCTAATTCGGGTAGGATTTCTCTCGTTAGTGATGCCGGAACTGGTGATATAACTTTACAACCGGATGCTACTCCTGATAATCCTACTATTGTTTTAACAGATGGAACTGCTACCAATACTATTACTAAAACCGGAATATCTGGAAATGCTGCTACCGCTACTGCGGTTACCACTTTGACTAGTGATGAAAGCGACCAACCATGTTTTATTCCATTTCAAAAATCAGTAGGGTCTAATCCTTTATTTTGTGATAATGCTGCCCCTACTCCTTTTACTTTTAATCCTTTTACTTCTACTTTAACGGCTTCGAATTTTTCCGCTGCTGGTGCTGGTGCTCCTATATCTGGTGGAAACCAAACTATTACTACGGGTGGATATATTTATCAAATATTTACTAGTAGTAGTGGGACTTTAGTAGTTTCAGGTGCTACTACTATTGATTTTATAATGGTAGGAGGAGGTGGTGGTGGTGGTACCTCTCATGCTGGAGGTGGTGGAGCCGGAGGTGTTATTGCTGTATCTGGAGCAAGTATTGGTGTTGGTAATTATAATATAAGTATTGGAACAGGTGGTACTGCTGGAACTAGTACTACTATTGGGGGAAATGGAGGGAACACTACTTTTGCTTTTTCAGGTGGATTAACCGCCGGTGGTGGTGGTGGTGGTGGAACCGGTGCTGGACTTCTTGCTGTTAGAACCGGAGCAGCTGGACTAGCTTCTAATGGTAATGGTGGTGGTGGTAGTGCTGTAACTGGAACTGACGCTGCTGGTGGGGCTGGTGCTAATCCTAATCCCACCCCCCCTCCTAATGGTGGATTTAATGGGGCGAAAGGGGTGTATGCTTCTTCAGGAACTAATGGAGCCGGTGGTGGTGGTGGAGGTGCTGGTGCTGTTGGAATTTCTCCTGCGTCAGGACAAACAGCACCAACAGCTACTACTGGTGGAGTTACTGCTGGGGCTGGTGGTGCTGGTATTGGTGGAATTGCTGGTATTAATGCTGCTGCTTTAGTTTATACTTTTGTAAATGCTGTTTCTTCTACTATTAATAGTGTTATTACTGGTTGGAGTGCCGCTACTACTGGTGGTTTTCTTGCTGGGGGTGGTGGTGGTGGTAGTTGGGGTGGGGCAGTAGCTCCAGGTGGAACAGGAGGAGGTGGAAATGGTGGGACAAATAATGTTCCTAATAGTGGAACATCTGTTGCGTCAATTGCTGGATTTACAAATACTGGCGGTGGTGGAGGTGCTGGAGGGTCGGGTGCTGGGACGGGAAGCTCTGGTTCTGCTGGTGGAACCGGTATTTTAATTGTTCGGGCTAGTACTTCTGGAACAATAACTTCTAATTTGACTTATAATAGTTTAAATTTTCCACTTGGAACAACTATTAATCTTAATTTTCGAGGATTACCAACATCAGCCCCCGCAACATCTGGGTCTGTTTGGAGAAATGGTAACGTATTAAATATTGTTCCTTAATAAAATATCCGGTTTATATAAATGGATAATCCTACCATTATCATTATAGTTACCATTAGTGTCGGTTTTTTAGGACTGGTATTAAGGTATGCTTTTAAATCAAAATGCGACCAAGTTAATCTTTGTTTTGGGTGTTTGAATATCCATCGAGAAGTAGAGAAAGAAACAAGTGATTTAGAAAGTAAAGCAGAAGTTTAATATAATATATTATATAGATGTATCATATATTACCTTATACCAAAATTAGAGCGAAACGTCTTGGCGTTACCATTATTCCATCTGTATTTGAAGGAAAGAAAATAGATATTTTTACTCCGGATGGAGACTATATTTGTAGTGTAGGAGATATTCATTATAAAGATTATCCTACTTATATTAAAACTCACGGGAAAGAGTATGCCGATTTTCGAAGAGAATTATATAAACGCAGACACGAAAAAGATAGAAGTGTTATCGGTTCCAAAGGTTGGTTTGCCGATTATCTTCTCTGGTGATATTATATATGGAACCACTTTTAATACCGGATGATAAGAGATTTGTAGTATTACCTGTAGTTCATCAGGATTTATATAAAATGTATAAAACCGCTGTAGCGTGTTTTTGGACGGCAGATGAAGTAGATTTATCCAAAGATTTAGTAGATTGGGTCAAAATGTCCCCAGACGAAAAACATTTTATTTCTCTCATTTTGGCTTTCTTTGCGTGTATGGATGGTTTGATTAATGAAAATTTAGCGGTGAGATTTTTCAATGAAGTCCAGAATAGTGAAGCTAGATTATTCTACGGCTTTCAAATGGCGATTGAAGGTATTCATCAGGAAGTATATGCGAATTTAATTGATACTTATATTAAAGATAGAAAAGAACAAAATAAATTATTCAATGCGATTAACACGTACCCATGTGTTAAGAAAAAAGCAGATTGGGTCAAAAAACACATTGATAGCAACCGCAGTTTTGCCGAGAGATTAATTGCGTTTATTTGCGTAGAAGGAATACATTTTTCCGGTGCGTTTTGTGCTATTTATTGGTTTAAAAGTAAGAATTTATTAAAAGGACTTTGTTTCTCGAATGAATTGATTTCGAGAGACGAAGCTTTACACACTGAATTCGGTTTGGCGTTATATAAAAAATTAGAATATAAATTGAGAGAAGAAGAAGTTCATGCGATTATTAAAGAAGCCGTAGAGATTGAAACCGAATTTATTACTGAAGCTTTACCATGTCGATTAATAGGAATGAATTCAAAATTAATGACCCAATATATACATTTTGTAGCAGATAGAGTTTGTCTCCAATTAGGATATGAAAAAATATGGAATGTTGGTTGTCCTTTCTCTTACATGGAAAATATTAGTATAGACCGGAAAACGAATTTCTTTGAATGTCGTGTTAGTGAATATGCTTTGGCGAATAAAAAAATAGATAAAGATATTTTCAATTTTTCGGGAGAATTCTAAAATTTTATTTCTCCCATATATATATAAATTCCCCTTTTAGGACTTTAGCATTTGGGTCTTTTCTCTGGGATTTTGGAAAGGGGGTAGTATAGTTTGGTTCCCCCAATAACGTCTTCACTAATTCAAAAACTTCTATTGGAATATTTAAACAATACTTACCTCCTTTCTTTAAATATTTAAATGTTTCTCTCACTAATGGTATATAAAAATTCTCATTCCATTCTTGTTTTGTTCTTCTCTCTTGAAATGAATATTGTTCTATATTATAATAAGGCGGACTTGTTAATACCATATCATATTCTATCTTACTATAATCAAACGTTATACAATCTCCCCAAAATAATTCTATCTTTGTTTTTGAATGATTTGAGAGAAATTTAGACATTTCATTATAAGGTTCTCTCAAATTTAAATTATTATCTATACCTATATAGTGCGGAATATCTAACGCACACGCACCGACCAGTCTTCCACCCCATCCCATCGTTGGGTCTAATATACATGTTGGAGAGAATTTAGAATAGATACTCATGGATAATATTGGTCGAAATACATTGATGGAACCGAAACTTAAACAGAATATTCTATACCATACTTTGGTAGTAGCATTATCCACATCCATTTTATAAAAATTCAGGAGATTTCGAATATAATTTTTTTCAGCATATTCTCTCCTTTTCTCAAAAAATTGATGAAAATTTATTCCTTTGTTTCCTATCGTATTCAAACGTTCCATTCCAGTATAATAATCGACTACTTTATTCCCAATTATTGATATTCCCCTAGAACCGGCATTCGTTCCAATTTCTCTCAATTTCCTGAAATTAATTTCAATATCCTCTAAATTATAATTAAATAATTCCATTTAGATTTCATTAGATTTTTATATATCAAAATATTGATTTTTCATTTCAATTTTATTTTCTCAAAAAATTGACTTTTTAAAATAACTTAAAGAAATAGATATATATACTATATAGTAAGATTAAAATGAATACTAAATACATTTACGCTGCTAAATCTTTTAAAACGGAAAGACATTTAAACCCGACATCTATTTCCTATCATTTACAAATAGAAGAATGTGAATGGGTTTTTGATTATTGCGATGGGTGTGAAAGGATTGAGGTTTTAAGG